CAGCACTATTTAAGTATGTTTTAACATCTGTTAATGCTACTTGTTTCATCGTACCATCATCATTAACTACTAATCTGTCAGCATTTGCTAAAGTTGTAGAAGTTGCTGTTGTATCACCATCCATAATATTTAATTCTGAATAAGTAACAGTAGCACCATCTAAAATATTTAGTTCTGCTGGTGTAGAAGTAATTGTTGTAGTCGTTGCTGCATTTAACAATGCAACATAACCTGTTTGGTTTAACAAGTATTGTGTTCTATCTGCTGTTGGATCAACAGGTGTTAAAGTAGTTTCGTAAGCATCTGCTGTAGATCCTTCAAAGACAGCTCCATTACCATCAATAATTGGTGATGTAATAGTTTTATTTGTTAAAGTTTGTGTTCCAGTTAATGTAACGTCCCCAACATTACTAGGTGTAATTTTTGTAAATGCAATTGAATCTGATCCAAGTGTAACTGTATTATTAGTTGTGCAAAGCCAGATAGTATTATCATTAGAAGTTCCTTGATTAATAACAACCATCTGACCTGATAGTTCTGTTATTGTATCAAAATTAGTTGATCTTGATGCAGCTCCTGCTCCACTACCGACTGCTGTATATATACCATTTTGACTAGCAGTAGATTGATCTTTAAGTAAGACCTGATCTCCTGCAACTAAAGTTATACCATCAATAGTATCTCCAGCTTCAAGACCTGATGAAATATTTACATTAGCAGTTGATGCTGCTTCACAAATAATTCTAGTTCTAAGTCCTGCAACAGCATCATCTACATAAGATGTAGCTGCCTTTGTATCTATTTGAGTTTGTACTGCTGAAGTAACTCCATCTAAATATCCTAATTCAGTTGATGTTACATCTGATACTGCAATCTTTTGAGAAGCATTAGAAATAACAGCTCTACTAGCAGTTAAAGATTCTGTATCAATTGTTGTAGCTGATCCAGTTATAGTTGCTTGTTTAGCATCTAATTGAGTTTGAATTGCACTAGATACTCCATCTAAATAACCGACTTCTGTAGATGTAACTGCACTAACAGAAACATCACCACTACCATCAGATACTAAAGCTCTTGATGCAGTAAGGTCTGCCATTTTAGAAAATGCTATAGCTGCTGAAGAACTTACATCAGCATTAACTACAACACCTGAACCAATAGCTGCTGTTCCAGTTGTTCCAATTGAAATATCTCCAGATATAACTACTGGATTAAAATTTGTACCATCTGCTATTAAAGCTGCACCAGATGTATTGGTGTTCATAAATATATCATCACCAGTAACAGTTAAATCTCCTCCAACTGTAACATTGTCATTAAATGATGCAGCACCTGCTGCTGACATATCTAGTGTTAATGCAGTAATTGCACTACCACCATCATTACCTTTAATGATTACATCTTTATCTGATGTTGTAGATTTAATAACTAAATCTGTTGATGAGTTAGTAATTTCTCCAAACTGAGTACCATCATCATAAAATTTTATATCACCACCACCTGCGTCTATATGAATGTCGCCAGGTGCATCTAAAGTTACACTTGTTGCTGCATCTAAAACAAAATCTAATGATGTTGTTCCTGCTGCTTTAAGTGTTACATTATCACCATCAGCATCTAAAATAATATCTCCTGAAACATCTAAAGTATAATCACCTGTAATTGGTAATGTTTCTGGTATTGAAGTATTTACTGCACTTGTAATTCCAATGTGTACTGAAGTTATAGCTTCATCTGAAAGAGAACCTGAATCCCAAGCAACTGTAACTGTTGTATTAGTTGAAAATGCAGTAGCTGTAATTGATCCATAAATTGTGCCAGGTGTAGAAGCTACCACTTTAACTCTACGACCTACATGATAAACAGAAGTTACATTAACTCCTGCAATTGTAAAACTTGTAGAAGATGCATAAGCTGGTGTATAAGTACCTGCTCCATCTCCATATTCTATCCATTCAGCAGAATTATAAAACTGCCTAATATCTGCCATAATATCTCTAAAAGCATTATTAATATTAGATGGTAACATTCCTTCTGCAACAGATACTGAACCTGTTGAAGTAGCTGAATTGTTTCCTGCTGTTGTATCGTATTTTCCTATATATGATCCTGCCATGTTTCTCCTTAATTCATAAACCAGTTAAAAGCTTTATCGCTTTCGGTATTATTTTTGTTAATTAAAGCATTAACTGCTTCTTCTATTTGTCTTTGAAAGAACTCTTGTGTTTCCATAGAGTATCTAACATTATCTATATCAATTTTATCACTCATCTAGTACCTGCCCTTGATGCAACAATATCTATTCCTTGTGCATGAGTAAATGTAGTGCCTGATGGTACTTTAACATTTGCTCTAATATATCTTCCAGATTTTCTAACTGGATTAACACCACTATCTCTCATTGATACTGAACTTGATGCACTTTCATCATCAGCTAATCGTTCTCTTGTTTTAACTGTTAGTGTAGCATCTGCATCTACAATTGGTCTAACACCTGTAATGTTAGTTCTTAAACCTGGAAATGGTTCTAATTCTGAAGTTTCTATTTCACATTCATTAGCTGTGCCAGAAAAAATTGCAGCTTTATAATCACTATCAATTCCACCAAGTAGAACTTGTCCACCAGACCAGAAATCTGTATCTAATGCAGCATTAATGTTTTCTAAATTTTGAGATAAAATATCCATTAATTCTACAGTATAAGCTCCAACGAATTGTGCAAAAATTGTACTTGCATTAGCATCTGCTAAAGACCATTTTTGAGTAGCATAATTATAAATAATTATTTTATCACAAATCCCTGTTGTGTTAGCAGCATTAGCTGTACTTGGAAATAACCACATAGCTAACTGATTAAATGGATCTACTGCTGCACAAATTCTATCTGAATATGCTTTGTTTAAATTAAGATCAAAATATCTATTAACTTTTTCTACACCAATAGGAATTATTTGATCGCCATTTATTTGATAAAAACCATCGTCTGCGTAAAAAAATATTTGTCTATTGTCTTGACAAACTGTTCTTCCAAACATAGCTCCTCTATTTGGAGATATAACTGAAAGTCTAAATACTGTATTACCACCCACATAGTCCATACGAACTATTTGGTTTTGTCTAAATACATATCCAACCTCTCCAGAGGTAATATGAACTACTTGTCCACCAGAGCCTGGTAAGTCTTGACTATCGGATTGACTTGTTCCTGCTGTCCAAGTTGTAATATCATTAATGCCAGACCATTGTATTCTGTTTGTGGCATTAGTAATATTTCCTGTAACTAAAAAATCCCTAACAACTCCTGAAACTCTAAATACTGGATTACCAGTTGCTATAGCTGAAAGATTAGCAAAGTTAGTAGATGTTCCCATTAAAAAATATTGGGGTTGATCTACTCCATTACTTGCTATGACATATTCACCAAATTGGGTAAATGTCCAAAAATCTTCATGGTCGCCAGTTAAACTTGCTTTTCTGGAAGTAAAAGCTCCAGATGTTAATTGGTATAAATTTGTTCTTGTAGCTACAAAGTTATAAACTGTATTAGAATTATCTCTAAAAGAACCTGCACCTTTAGAATCTGTACTTGTTGTATTTGAACTATAACTTACTAAAGATGGAAACCTTTTATAAGTGTTTGCCGCATGATAAACATTATTTGCTACATTAGCTCCCTGTTTTCCATGTTCAGGTTGGTCAGGTAGCCATTCTCCAAAAGGTACTTGCATTTAACTCCTAACTATTTGTTGTAACTGTGCTTGTATATCTACTGCCAAATGGTGATGCGATAGTATCTTCTGATCTCATTTGTAATGGAGAACCAGAATATTGATCTTCTCTATCATTTCTTTCCAATCGTTCCATAGCAGTTGTGTACATTTGTTGCCATTGTTGAGCTTGTGCTGGTTCAATACCACCTAAAAAATTAGCAGCATGATATAAAGAGCCATATAAATAAATTGCTGGGTGATCTGTTAATATCCAATTTGATGTATTGGTAACTGATAAAGCATCAAACTTTTTATAATAATTAATATAACCAGTATAAGATGAATCTGGTTTTGGAGAAAACCTAAAAGTATCTCCTAAAATTGTATAAACTTCTGGAGTTCCACTTGTAGAAGTTCCTCTTAATTGATCCATGTGTGATGGTGCTACATATCTTAAAGAATGTTTTATACCACCTGATAAAATATAAAAGTTTCTAACTTGTAAAAATCCTGTAGGCAAACTTTCTGTTTCACTATCTATAGTAATGGTTGTTTGATTAACCATTTTTCTAATTCTTAATTTAGAGTTTAAATCTGCTTCTGTTAAAACAATAAAATCATCAGCTATCTCATCAGTTAAATCTGATCTATTTAACCAATTTGCTATTGATGTTTTAAGTGTTGAGTATGATGTTAATGCCATTAAAATCTTCCTGATGCTGTTCTAAAATATCTATAATCAGAACTGTTTAGTTTTTCTCTTAAAATTTTTTGTTGTGTTTCTTTGGGTAAGGCAAACCAATTACCTTTGTTTTGATCTTTGTGATATTCTTTACACCAAATTTCTAAAACAATTGTAGGTATTGATGCTACTCTTTTTAAACCTTTATCTGGTGAATACCCATCGTTTTGAGTATATAACTTTTTATTGTGGTCTAAAATAGGCTTATGATTTACAATTCTTTGATGAACCACACCTTTATCTTCATGGGGTATAAATTTATCAGTAACTAAACCTTCTGTTTCAATGTTTCTTGTTTTCATTTGCCTTGACCTCTGTACTTTTTGCCAGATATTCGTCTTTTAGATTTATTCATCATAGCTTTACTAGGTCGCCTACCAATACTGGTTTTCTTAAACTTAGCTCTGCTAATATGTTCAATCTTTGCGTAAAGATTATTTTTTTTAGCCACTACGCACTAAGCTCAGTACAATACAAAGTACCATCACCAC